TTATTGGAACTCAAAATATAAAAACAAATACCGGTTGGATTGATGAGAATTACAACGAATTAATTACGGATTTACTTTTAAGCGAGAAAGTTTTAATCGATAACAAACCGGTGATTTTAAAAACTCAAGGAACGGAACTAAAAACAAAGCTAAAAAATAGACTTATCAATTATGAGTTAGAGTTTGAGTTTGCATATAATTTAATTAACGACGCAATCTAAATGAAATTAAATTTAGCTTTATTTTTAGAAACTAATAAATACACAAATATAACTCTTTCAACGATTGACTCATTTAAAAATAGAGTTCAAACCGACGGAGGAACTTTTGAGGCTGAAAGTTGTTTAAATACTACTTTAAACTCTCTCGGAGGAGTCTTTGGAATAGGTAACGTTTACAATAGGATTGATTTATTCAGCGACGAGACAATATCTATAACTCAAGTTATACAAGACGTCCAGGATATAAGCCTAATTTTTACGAATTTTACTAAGACATTCACTATTCCAGCAAGTGAGGAAAACAATCGACTATTCAAACACTATTATAATTATGATATTGACGGAGGATTTGATGCGAGAATTAAAATAAACGGGTATATTGAGATTGATTCCAACCGATTTAACAGCGGAAAGGTAAAACTCGAGGGCGTTGAAATGAAAAATAACCAGCCTTACGCCTATAAAATAACGTATTACGGCGACACAATTAACCTAAAAGACGTTATCGGAGAGGACAAATTGAACGCTTTGCCTTTGTCTAGCTATAATTTGCCTTATAATAATACAAATGTAAAAGCAAAATTACAAGTCAACCCGACGACTACGGACGTAATCGCTCCATTTATATCTCATACAAATAGATATTATTTTGACAGCTCATCCGGACACGCTGAGAACGAAAATAATTTATATTATCAAAGTGGAGGCGCTCACGAACACGGCCTTTTATGGAATCAATTAAAATACGCGATAAGATTGGACGCAATTGTTCAAGCTATTGGCGTTCAATATGGCTTAACTTTTAGCGATGATTTTTTTAATAGTTCAAATTTGGATTATTATAATTTATTTATGTGGTTGCATAGAGCCAAAGGACCAGTTCAAGGAGCTGAGGCAAATATATTACCTCCTACATTAATAAAGACTTGGGACTTTTTTGGAAGTAATACGGATTTGATAGTTGCCGGAAGTGAATTTGACTCTAATGCCTTTTACAATATCTCAACCGGCTCAACTAGCGATTATCGTTTCTCAGTTTTTAGAAATGGAGTTTTATGGTGGCAAAGTAATACTTTAAACGGATCGCAGACATCGCAAGGAATGCCAAATTTAAGCGAGCCAGGTACTTATCAATTTTTTATACAAAGTCAAGTTACTATCACTATAAATTCAATTACTATTCAACTCGGTAGTTATTTTATTGACGAAGTTGGTGAGCAAAATACAAGTTACACAACTTATAACGCAACCACATTCAACACAAATGACACTTTCATTTTTGATATTGCTCAGCAAATTCCAGAGATAAAAGTAATCGATTTTTTAAGTGGCATTTTTAAAATGTTTAATTTGACGGCTTACGTTGAAAATGGAATTGTTGTTGTAAAAACTTTAAACGATTTTTATTCAACCGCCGAAGTTTACGATATTACTGAGTATATCAAAGTCGATAGCAATAGCGTCAACGTTGCGCTACCATTTAAACAAATCGAGTTTGGATTTGAAGACACAAAAACTTTACTCGCATTAAAACACAGCCAGCAATTTAACTACGATTGGGCAAAGGAGATTTATAACGAACTCCCAGAAATTGAGGGCGGAATTTATAAAGTAGCTCTACCATTTTCTCACTTTAAATATGAGAGATTATTTGACGTCAACGGAGGAACTACTCCTTTGGATATTCAGTGGGGATATTCGGCAACTGACAACTTTAATGCTGCAACTGGTAACTACGAGGCAGCCTTAGGAAAGCCTCTTTTATTTTATCCGATATTAGTTACCGGAGTTTCAAATATGTCATTTAGGCCAACGACTTCAACGCACGAACAAATTACGTCTTATATCGCTCCGTCAAATTCTCGGAGTTTTGATCCAAATGTAAGTAAGTCAAATATAAATTTCAAAGCCGAGCTTAACGAGTGGACTTTTGGAAACGATTTCACGGACACTTTATTTTTAAAATACTATCAGGATTATATTATGCAAGTCTTTAACCCTAAAAATAGATTGACAAAAATCAAAGCGATTTTACCATTGAATATATTATTAAATTTTGAGTTAAACGATAGGTTTAAAATTGTGGATCGACTATTTAGAATAAATAAAATTACAACTAACTTAACAACTGGAGAGAGTGACATTGAACTCTTAAACGAATTATGATAAATAACATTTTAGAAATGCTTAAGCACGTCGAGCAATACGAAGACAACGAAATTATTGCAATCGCTAAGGGAAAATATGAACTTAAAAAAAACTATTTACAACAATTTAAAGACTTATTAAAATGGCGATTGAAAAAATAATTGATATAAAAATTGAGAGTAATGCAGACGAGAGGGTTGGCAGTTTACGCTCACAATTAAGAGAGGCCCAGGCAGACGTCGCAGCCTTATCGGATAAATTCGGAGTTACTTCAAAAGAGGCTATCGAGGCAGCTAAAAGAGCCGGAGAATTAAAAGACAAAATCGGAGACGCTAAGGCTTTGACGGATGCGTTCAATCCGGATGCTAAGTTTAAGGCGTTGAGTTCGTCTTTGGCTGGAGTTGCTGGAGGGTTTGCTGCGTTACAAGGTGCGCAATCATTATTCGGTAGTCAATCCAAAGAAGTAGAACAAACGCTTTTAAAAGTTCAAAGCGCGATGGCCTTATCTCAAGGGTTGCAAACTATTGGAGAGAGTGTTGACTCATTTAAACAATTGGCAGCCGTTGCGAAATCTTATTCAATAGTTCAAAAATTAGTTACTGCGGGGCAATGGTTATGGAATGCGGCTATTATGGCCAACCCAATAGGGGCGATTGTGGCCGGTGTGGTTGCTTTAATTGCTGCGGGCGTTGCGTTAGTTAATTATTTTAAGTCAAGCTCAGACGCAGCCGCTAAAAATACCGCAGCCGTTGACGCAAACAAAAAGGCGTTAGATAGTCAGACAAAAAGTTTAGACAGAAACTCGAGCGAATTACAGAAAAAACAAAGTCAAGAGTTGGCAATGGCCAGAGCATCCGGAGCGAGTGCGGAATCAATTAGAAAATTAGAATTAAAATTGATTGACGAAAAAATTGCTTATGAAAAATCGGCTCGAGCGATTGCGTTTAATACCTACGAAAAAAATAAAAATTATTTAGCATCTTTAAAGGCTGCGGACGCAGACGAAGAGGTTATTAAAAAACAACAAGAGACGACAAATAAGTCGATAACAGAGTACAACAAACAAAATCAAAAAGTACAAAAAGCATTTGACGAACGCAAGGACATTCAAAATCGTCACCAGGTTGAAATCTTACAATCTCAAACTAATCATAATAAAGAAGTAAGAGAAAAATCGAACACAAGCGCTCAAAAAATAAAAGAAGACAAAGAGGCGGCGAGAATAAAAGCTGAGGACGAAGAGAAAGCGGCTTTGAAAAAAATCGCAGACGACAAACTTTCAGCTGAGATGGACTCAGCAAAAAAGGCAATGGATATTTTGGAAAGTTTAAAACCAAAAGAGACTCCGGCTGAAAAAGAAAATAGAGAGTACCAAGAGAAACTTGCAATTTTACAAGCGAACAACTTATCTACTGAGGAATTAACAAGACAGCATCTTGCTAATTTAAAACAAATTGACGACGATGTTAGACTAAAAGACGATGAGAAAAAAGCGTCCGATTTAGAAAAAACTATTAACGATCAAAGCGCAACTTACGAAGCTCGACTTGCTGCGGTAGATGCAGAACAAGCGTTATTTCAAAAGCAATTTGACGACAAAGTAATTACAGAGGAGCAATTTAATGAGAAGACAAAAACGTTATCAAATGCGAGAGTTAATATTGATAAGGCAGAGGCTCAAGCTAAGCAAGCGTTATTCGCTAAGACTTCGGAAACTTTAAACAAAGGAGCGGATTTATTGGGGAAAAATACGGCAGCCGGAAAGGCAATGGCAGCGGCAGCGGCTTTAATTAATACCTATCAGGGTATAACGGCAGAGCTTGCAACTAAAACCGTAACGCCTTTTGAAATTGGATTGAAAATTGCCAACGTTGCGATAATTGCAGCAACCGGATTTAAGGCGGTGCAAGACATCGTCTCAGTACAAATTCCTGGCGGTGGAGGTGGTGGAGGTGGTAGCGCTCCGAGTGGTGGAAGCGCTCCGAGTATGACAGCCCCAAGTTTCAACACGGTTGGATCGAGTTCAACAAACCAACTCGCGCAGACAATCGGACAGCAAACACAAACCCCTCAAAGGAGTTATGTCGTAGCGTCGGACGTAAGCACAGCACAAGCGATGGACCGCAATATTATTACAAACGCATCAATATAAAAAAAAAAGTTTATAACAAAATAACAAATTAAAGTTATAGTATATATGGAGACATACAAAGTTTTATTTAACGAAGAGCAAAACGACGGAGTTTATGCAATCTCTTTAGTTTCAGATCCAGCGATTGAAGTTCAATTTGTAACCTTGTCAAAACAAAAGGAAATCAAACTTGCAACTATAAACGAAGAGCAAAGGATTTTATTAGGTGCGGTATTAATTCCAAACCAACCAATTTATAGAGTACAAGACGGACACGAATTTAATATCGTATTTCCAAAAGAAACGATTAAACAAGTTCAACAAAATTTTAGCCAACAAGGTTATCAAAATAACTCAACTATTGAACACTCGGGACAACAAATTGAAAACGTGACATTTGTTGAGACTTGGATTAAAGAGGATGAGGTACACGACAAATCCGTAATGCACGGATTTAATGAGCCAATCGGGACTTGGTACGCTGCAATGAAAGTTAATAATGACGAGATTTGGAACGACTACGTTAAGACTGGCAAAGTCAAAGGATTTTCGATTGACGGAGTCTTTGATATGGAGAAAGTAAATTTAAAAACAGAAATCAATATGAATTTAGAGAGTATCGTTAACGCGATAAAAGACGGATTCGCTTCGGTAAAATTATCGAACGAAACCGAGCAAGTTGAAGTTGTTGAAACTATTGAGGTTGCAATGATGACAATGATGCTAAAAGATGGTGTAACCATTTTAGAGGCTGAGTCTTTCGAAGCCGGTCAATCTGTTATGATTGTAGCTGAAAATGGTGACAAAGTTCCAGCTCCTATCGGAGAACACGAACTTGAAGACGGGAGAATTTTAGTAATTACCGAAGAGGGTTTAATTGCTGAAATTAAAGACGCAATGATTGAGGAGGTTGAAACTCCTGAGTCTGAAGTTGAAGTAGAGGTAGAAATGACAACTGAGGAAATGATAAAAGCTATCGTTACCAATATGAGCGTTGAAGTTTCAAAACAAATCGAGGCTATTCGTACCGAATTAAGCGCTCAAATTGCTGAGGTTAAAACTACTCAAGTTGAAGTGAAAGCGTCAACAAAAGCTAAGCCGGAAGTTGCTCAAACTTCACAAAAAAATGTGAAACTAACTAGATCACAAAAAATATTAAATAACTTAAAAAATTAAATTTTAAAAAATGGCTACAACTACAACTGTATCATCAAATTACAACGGAACTGCTGCCGGTATGATTATCGGTCAAGCGTTCAAAACTATTGACACAATAGAAAAAGGAGCGGTTACAATCGCTGAAAACGTAAACTTTAAATTGTCTTTGCGTAAAATCGCTTACACAGACGGAACAACTGCTTACACTTGCGGGTTTGCTCCAGCTGGAACAATCGTTTTAAACGAAAACACTATCGAGCCTTTCAAATTCAAAAATGATTTTGATGTTTGTAAAGAAGATTTCAGACAGACTTGGTCTGATGGAATTATGGGCGCTGGAGCTGCTAACGGAACAGCACCAAGCGACATTATGGACGCAATCCAAGCGGAAGTTTTAGGAGCAATCGGAGAAAAATTGGAGTCTGATATTTGGACGTCTTCAACTAACTTTGACGGATTCTTAACTTTATTCGCTGACGATGCTGACGTTAACAAACCAACTGCTGACGCTGCTGTTAGTGAGTCTAACGTTTTAGCTAAATATTTAAAACCAGCTTTAAACGCTGTGCCAGTTGCTTTGAGAAATAAAGAGTTAATCGTTGCGGTTTCTCCAGACGTTGCACAAGCTTACGCATTCCACTTATCAACTCAAGGAGTTACTTACGGAATGGGGAACACTGATTTCCCTTTGGCATTCGGTCGTCACAATTTAGTAGTATTAAACGGATTACCATCTAACTCAGTTGTTATCTACGAAAAGAAAAACCTTGTATTTGCTACTGGTTTAACTGCAGACTACAACCAAGTTGCACTTGTTGACGAAGACGAAATCGGTTTATTGACTGGTAAAGTAAGAGGAAAAGTTGTTTACGCGGTAGGTGTTGGATACTACAACGCAGAAGAGATCGTTTGGTTATCTTTAGACTAATTAATTAACATAAATACCGCTCATTAACTTGGGCGGTTTTTAATAAAAAAAATAAAAATATATGTCTTGTCTTATATCAAAAGGAAAACTTCTAGGATGTAAAGATCAAAGAGGTGGTTACAAAAATCTATACTTCGCCAATTATGACGATTATAGTTTTGTTATCGCTGCTCACCAGGTTACGAGCTTGGGATCTTTGGACGAAGTTTTCAAATACGAAGTTAAAGCGACTACAAATACATTAACAGAAACCGGAACAAGTTCACAAGATAACGGAACATTTTTAAACGCTCAATCGTTAGCGGTTACACTTCCAAAATTATCGGCTGACTTACAAGCTCAAGTTCAATTAATTTGTGCGTCTCGTCCTTACGTTTTCGTAGAGGATTATAATGGAAATATTCTTTTAGTTGGTGCAGCTAACGGAACAATGTCAAATTGCACAAAAGTAACCGGAGGAGCTGGAGCGGATTTATCTGGATTCACTTTGACGATTACAGCTGAAGAGAGCAATTTAAGTCCATTTTTGGACTCAGCAACTAAGACTGCATTATATGCCTTAGTTAGCGACGTAGTTGTTTCCTAATTTTCTTTCATAGTTTGTTTAAAAAAAAGTCACTTCGGTGGCTTTTTTTGTTACAAAACACTATTTTTTAGTTATATATATATGTGGATATTTAATTTAACAGCGCCGTACCAATTTAAGTGCATACCTCGTAATTATAACGGAGGCGAATTGACGTTTTTTTTACGCGATGAGCTAAGAGATATTACCTTTAATATTGAAATATTAGCCTCATTTTATCAAAATAGCGTTTTAATATTGGATTTTGACTCTCCAACTTTAAAAGAGGGGCAATCTTTTGAGATTACAATCAATGAAAATGATAATCTAATATATAGAGGTAAAGCATTTGCAACGGCACAAACGGACTTAGAAAATTTTGAACTTAATAAAGGAGTTCTAAAAGTATAATTTATGGAGAAATTACAAATTATAAACCTATCAAATTACATTCGCCCAGAGATAAAAGAGGTGAGCGGTAAAAAGTGGGTTTTAAACGGAGATAAAAATAGCTTTTATCAAACCATTATCGACGCTTATAATGGATCGCCAACTAACTCAGCGATAATTGACTCTTATAGTCAATTTATTTACGGCAAAGGATTGACGTCAAACGGCAAATCTAAAAAACCAAGCGAGTGGGCGGCAATTATGTCGTTAGTATCTAAAAAAGATTTGCGTAAAATATGCAAGGATTTTGAAATGTTTGGAGAGGCTTCTATTGAGGTAAAATATATCAATAATAAAATTCAAAGAGCTTTTCATATTGCTAAGCAAAGGATTGCTCCAGAGGTTGCAAATGAAGAGGGAGACATTACCGGATATTATTATAGTTATGATTTTTCAAATGTAAATAAATATAAGCCGGAGCGTTTCGACGCGTTCGGATATGGCGAGGGATTAGGCGAACGCTCTGAGATTTATATTATTAGAGATTACCAGGTTGGACAATTTTATTATTCTAATCCAAGTTACGTGTCCGGAATTTCGTGGGCTAAAATGGAGGAGGAAATAAGTAATTATTCAATCAATCACATTCAAAAGGGATTGTCTTTTGGCCATATTATAAATATGAACTCTGGAGTTCAACAAAGTGACGAGACAATTCAAGAGAATACAAGACAAATTCGCAACCACTTAACCGGATCACAAAACGCCGGAGCATTCTTTTTAAATTGGAACGATAACAAAGATAGCGAGATAACAATTTCGGCTCTTGAGGTTTCAGATGCTCACCAACAATATGCTTACTTAAGCGCTGAGGCTCGTCAACAACTTTGTACCTCTCATAAATTAACGTCTCCGATGTTAGTAGGAATAAAAGAGGCAAACGGATTCAGTTCAAACGCTGAGGAAATAAAAGTTGGTTTTGCTGAATTAATGATTAACGTTATCAAACCAAAGCAAGAGATTATTTTGGATTCATTAATGGAGATTTTTGCCGTTAACGGAATTACTTTGGATTTACAATTTGAAAACTTAAGAGCTGAGGACGTTATTGAAAGCGTAACCGGAGACACAATTCAAGTCGATTCAAATGACGCGGCGGTTTCTTATAACGGAGCGCAAATTAGCTCAGCGATTGACATATTTGCAAAAGTAAAAGAGGGTATTTTAACAACAGAGCAAGCGATTGTCTTTTTAGTTCAATTCCTTAACATTCCTCCAGCGGTTGCCCAATCATTATTTAGCAATCAAACCGCACCTTTGACACAATTAGCAAGTCAACACATTTGTTGTTCAAAAGACGACAACGAACTTTCGGAAGTTGCCGACGCTTTAATTGAGATGGGCGAAATATTAAACGAAGACGAGTGGATTGAGATTGACGCGATACCGGTTACCAAAGAATTAGAGATTAACGAAATAACTTTGAACTTAGCTAAGTCCTTTGCAAGTTTCCCAAACGTAACGAGCGAGCAAGACACGGAACTTTTTAAAATTCGTTATTCTTACGAGGGTAGTTTAGGAGCTGAAAGAGACTTTTGTCAAAAAATGGTAAGCGCCGGCCGTACTTATCGCAAAGAGGATATTACAATTGCCGGATCAAAGCAAGTGAATAAAGGTTTTGGACCGGACGGAGCGGACGATTATAGCATTTGGCTTTATAAGGGTGGTGTAAATTGTAACCATTTTTGGATGCGAAAAATATATTTACGTAAAAATAACGAGAGAATAAGCGTAAACGAAGCTCGAAAAATGATTTTAGACCTCGATCCAGCGGACAGACCTCAAGCAAAATGGCAAGAAAATGAGATTGAAGTGGCACAAATAGCCTCAGAGAGCAACAATTTTTGGTCACTAACTCCAAATTATAGACAATAATGGCAACCACTATATTATTAAAAGAAAACGAATTAACAAAGAACACTCTTTTGGGTGGCAATATTGATATTGATTTATATATTCCGTGCATCGCAGACGCTCAAAGGATAAGATTAGAGGAGATTTTAGGGGAAACCTTATACAATAAAATTTGCTTAGACTTTGAGAACGACGATTTGGATGGCGAATACTTAACTCTCTACGAGGGTTATATTGTTCCGTTTCTAATTGCAGCCGCAGCGGTTGAATATTTATTGATTGGAGCTTATAAAGTAAATAACAACGGAATTTTCAAAGCTCAACCGGATAACTCGGTTGCGGTAGACAAAACAGAAGTTGACTACCTGGTTAACAATATGAGATTAAAATCAGAAATGTATCGCGATAGGATGTTTCGATGGTTGGCAAAATTTCATTTACCGGAATATGTAAGCAACTCAAATAATATAGTTAACCCAATGCGCTCAAATTTAATTTGTGGCAAATGGTGGTTAGATAAACCATACTAAAATGAGAAAGACAGACAAGAGGACAGAGGAAAATATAAAGAAATTAAAAAAATTTTTGACAAATGGCGCAGACATTAAACTTTACAACCAAAAGAGGGGACACGTTCAAACTGGTAACCTTTCAAATAAACATTAACGAAATCCCTCTTGACTTAACAGACGGAGAGGTTAAGATGCAATTAAGAAAGCAAGCCGGAGGAGAGATTGCCTTACAACCTGAGTTGACTATTTTTGATGCTGAAAACGGCCAGTTTGCAATTAACGAACAAATTATCGACATACCGGCGTGTAATTACAAATACGATATTCAAGTTACAACCGAAGACGGCCAGGTTAACACTTGGATAAGTGGATTATTTACAATCACGGACGACATAACTCGATAATATGAGCGACAATATAGACATAATAGTTCAAGACACAACCAATGACATTATCGTTAACTCATCGACAATAGTTGAGACAATTGACATAGTCGTTGAGTCGTCCGCTGAAGAGATTACAATTATAAGCAATCCTAATGATTACATTGTTAACATTAATAGAGTAATTGGAGAGCAAACTCAAAGCGATTGGGATATTACAATCCCAGAAGACCCCGCATATATAAAAAATAAGCCAACCATTCCAGCGGCCCAAGTTAATTCAGATTGGAACGCAACGACCGGAATAGCTGAGATTTTAAATAAGCCAACTATTCCAAATGAAGTTACAAAAACGAGCGATTTAATAAACGACGGATCGGACGGAGTTAATCCTTTTATTACAGCTGAGGACATTCCAGACACTCAAGTTAACAGCGATTGGAATGCAACGAGTGGAGTGGCTGAAATACTAAATAAGCCAACTATTCCGGCCGAGCAAGTTAATAGCGATTGGAATGCAACAACGGGCAAAGCTCAGATATTAAATAAGCCGTCTATTCCATCAATTGACGGACTAGCGACTATTACATACGTTGACACGCAAGACGCTTTGAAAGTCGATAAGATTGACGGGAAAGGGTTAAGCACTAACGATTTCACAAATACATTAAAAACAAAGCTCGACGGAATACAAGCCGGAGCGGAAGTTAATGTCAACGCCGATTGGAACGCAACAAATGGCGACGCAAGGATTTTAAATAAGCCAACTATTCCGTCAATTGATGGATTGGCTACGATTGTATATGTAGACGCTCAAGACAATTTGAAAGTTGACAAAGTAAGCGGAAAGGGATTAAGTACAAACGACTTTACAAATATATTAAAAACAAAGCTCGACGGCATCCAGGCCGGAGCTGAGGTTAATGTTAATGCCGATTGGAACGCGACAACGGGAGACGCTCAGATATTAAATAAGCCAACCATTCCAGCGGCGCAAGTTAATAGCGATTGGAATGCGACTACCGGAGTGGCTCAGATTTTAAATAAGCCAACCATTCCGGCGGCGGTTACAAATACTAGCGACTTAATAAACGATGGAGAAGACGGAGTCAATCCTTTTATAACTGCCTTAGATATTCCAATAGGAGGAGAGGCAAGTACGTTAGTTCGTGAGGTTAAAAATATGACTGGAGAAACTTTGACAAAAGGAACTATTGTTTATATTAGTGGAGCAAATGGAAATAAAATTTTAGTTTCAAAAGCTCAAGCAAGTTCTGAGAGTTTAAGCTCAAGGACTTTTGGATTATTACAATCAAATATTTTAAATAATGGAGTTGGTTTTTGCGTAGTAATTGGAGATTTAACTGGGTTGGATACTTCGTCTTTTACTGAGGGCGCTCAATTATATTTAAGTCCAACAATTGCCGGAGCTTATACAACTACAAAACCAAGCGCTCCGGATCATTTAGTTTATATTGGGAAAATAACTCGATCTCATCCAACTCTTGGCCAAATTGAAGTACAAATTCAAAACGGATACGAATTACAAGAGTTGCACAATGTAGCAATTAACGGAGTTTCTAATAATCAATTATTAGCTTACGAGAGTTCTACTTTGTTATGGAAAAATAAAAGCATTACGACAGCCGAAATTGCGGACTCAACCAATAAGCGTTACGTTACGGATGCAAATTTAACAACAATTGCAAATCAAAGCGGAACAAATACCGGAGACGAGACAACGGCGACAATCAAAACAAAGTTAGGGATTACCACTTTGAGCGGTAGTAATACGGGCGACCAAGACTTAAGCGGTTTGACTCCAAAGACAACAACGATATCGACAACAACCCCACTACAAGGTGGTGGTGATTTATCTGCAAATAGAACATTATCTATTCTACAATCAAATACAAGCCAAAGTGGTTTTTTAAGTTCTACAGATTGGAATACTTTTAATTCAGCATATCAGGGTAAAATAAATTCCGCAGCATTTAGCGGAACGGATATAAAAACCTTAACTTTGAGCCAACAAAGTGGCGGAACTATTACGGCTAATTTTAGCATCTATGATAGTATGGAGATATTTTATAATGTTTCGACTTTACAAAATAGAACAATCGCAGACGGAGGAACTTTTGAGGCTAAAAAATGCCTATTTAATCAATTATCAAATCTAAATAATATATAATGAGTTTATTTGACAAAGCGTCGTTAATAGTAACGCCAAATGGATACAAAGCGAGCAAACTTTATTCGGTAATTCCGAGTACCGGAGCTGGAGATATGGACGTGACTCGCGCGACAACGGCAACGAGAGTTAATTCAACCGGATTAATTGAGAGCGTAGCTAATAATGTACCACGTTTAGACTATACAAATAGTAGTTGTCCGAGTATATTAGTAGAGCCACAAAGAACAAATAATATTTTATATTCAGAACAAATAGATAATATTCTTTGGTTAAAAAATGCTGCTACAATTAGTGCAAATGCAACAACATCTCCAAGTGGAACTTTAACGGGTGATAAAATAGTTGAAGACACTACCAACGATGCACATTATATAGATATTAGACCTGTAGTTTTAAATTCTTTACATACTTGTAGTATTTATGTAAAGGCAGCGGGTAGAACTAAATTTCAATTAAGAGAGGGTAGTAATGGGGATTTGGTAACATTTGATTTAGCAAGTCCAAGTGGAAATATTGAAAGCGTTGGAAATGATTGGTATCGAGTTTGGATAACTACAACTCCCGCATCTGTTACATTTATTTTTCAATTACGATTATTAGATAATTCAGGAAATTTAGTTTATACGGGAAATGGAACAAGTGGCTTATTTGTATGGGGTGGTCAATTAGAAACGGGAAGTTATAGAACTTCATATATTCCAACAACTACTGCATCAGTTACTCGTAATGCTGATGTTATTTCTAAAACAGGAATAAGTAGTTTAATAGGGCAAACAGAAGGAACAATTTTTTGTGATTTTAATTTTAAGCAAGGTATTGAAAGTTTTATTTTAGGTGTTGGAAATGGTAGTTATTTTAATAATTTAGCAATAGAATGTTATTCAAATAAAGCATATTTAACAATATTTAATAATAGTGCTTCTTTACAAGGTACTATTGAAACTACAACCCTATCAACTGCAAAACATAAAATTGCAGTCGCATATAATTCAACACAAGTTATTGTTTATTTAGATGGTGTTTCTGTTGGAACTTTAGGAGCTGTTACGTTTCCAAGTTTTAATAATTTTTATTTAGGCAATTTAGGAAGTGATACAAATCCTAAAATTATAAATATTAATTCAGCTCAAATTTATAAAACACGTTTAACCAATGCAGAATTAGCAACTTTAACAACAATATAATATGTACATATATAAATTAAATTATCAAGATAAAGAAACTGCAATTATAGACTTAATTAAAAAAGGTGTTTATATTGAAGTTGAAGGTTTAGACAAAGAAGTTATACTTTCTTACGGAAAAGGGATTCAAGCTATTGTCGAACTTGGTAAAATTGTAAAAACTCCTCCGGTTTATAATGAAGACTTTAAAGAAGTAACTCCTCCGGAATTTTACGACGGATATGCCTTTGACGTAATGAGTGAAATCGAGTATAAATTTGAGAGCGAAATTTTTCCAACAAATCCAATGCACGGATTCGCTGGATATGAAATTAAATAAATGGATATAATTTTTGAATAATGAGCAAGGAGCAATTCGATTTAATTTTAAGTAAATGGATCTCGAGAAAGTTATTAGTTTTTTTAGTAGCTTGCGGGGGTTTATTTACTACCACATTAACCTCATCCGATTGGGTTATAATTGCTACGGCTTACATAGGAATTGAGGGGGTTACGAATATAGTTGAAAGATTAAAAAAATAAAATGGATAATTTAGAA